AAGCAGTACCAAGATTATATTCATTAATATCATCGCCTGTTGTGCCTGTTATCCACATCTTTGTGCCGTCGGCACTTAAGTTTACCTGCGACGGGCCAGTTTCTTGTCCAGCAACGCTAAAAGAAATACTTGCATAAGAAGCAGTAGATACATCCCACGGCGTACTTAGTGTATATTGGTACACGATATCGTTTGTAATCCCAACGATATACATTGTTGTACCGTCAGATTTAAACCACATTCCTGTAGGTGTGGCTTCTTGAGACGTAACACTAAACGATTTACTAGCGTAAGAAGCAGTAGAAATATCCCAAGCTGTGCCTAATGTGTACTGATAAACCGTGTCCGTTGCCCCGCCCAGTACAAACATCGTAAGACCATCTGGGCTAAAAAACACATCGTTTGGTGCTGTGTCTTGTGCGCTAACAGAAAAAGTTACAGGCGTAGATGCGGTTGATACGTTCCACGCAGTTCCTAATGTAAACTCTGTAATATCATTGCCTGTGTCACCAGCAATATAAAATTTAGTTCCGTTATTTCTAAAGAACAAACCCGTCGGAGTAGTTTCTTGAGAAGAAACAGAAAACGAAACTCCAGAGTAAACCCATCCAGTAATACTGGTATCGTTTGAAAGCGTTGCGTCTGTTGTGGAAGCGTCTATAGCAACAGATGAAAAAGTTGCAACATCACCAGACTGATACTTGTCCGTATTCAGGTTGGTGAAGTTAGCATCTACCTCTGCATGAGTTAGAGGCGAACCCTTCGCCGCACGGGTGACAATTGTAGACATTAGTCGAGCGTAACAGTAAGACTGCCAGTATTAATCTTGAGAATATCATCTGCCTCTATAACCTTAGAGGTCGTTAGAGGTGTGTACATCAGAAGATTCCCAGAGGTAATCGCGTCATGCAGTCCTATGTGCGTAATCGTTCCCCAGTTCGCAGTAGCTTGCGGGAAATTTACCTCCGCAGAGGAAGTCACGATCCCATCAGATGCCGTGGTGACAGACAATATCTGCCGCGCATAAGCCCCACCAGAAACCTCAGTTCCAGATGTCGTATCTGTAGGCCCCGCGGTAAACAATCCCACATAAACCGTGGTCGGAGAGGTATAAGACACATTCCGCAGAACATGGTCTAGAAGTTTGTTCTCTAGGTAATTACTAAATTCAGCCATTTTTTACCTCTGGGTAACAGACATGGATAAAGGTACACCAGCGTACTCGCTAGAGTTATCAGATTCAGACAATGAACTAACCGCACCCGTATACAACTGCGTCCAAGTAACAAGCCGCGCGTCATTCATCAGATACGGCTCGGCCTCCAGTAACGCCCCATACAACAATGCATCTGGACAGTTCGCCATAAACACATTGCTTAAGTTGGAATCACTAAGCACCGCAGGCTTAGCGTAGTAAAGAAGAATGACGGTATATGTCGTATCAGGTTTAGGAGCCAGTTCAAACTCCAAACCCCGTTGCGTGTAGAACAAAGGCTTCCCAGACTCGTGCGCCCGTGCATCCCGCGTAAACGCAGAAGGCGATAGGTAAGTAAGAGGTTGCCTGGGATTCAGATCCACATAAAAGTCACGCACACTCAGGAAATCGCTTGGAAGCCCTACTGTGCCGTCTCCACTTGTGGTGGTGGAGGATACTACATTGAGCATCTGGCGCAGGCGCAACTGCCTTGCCAGACGAATTTCAGCCAGAGTGATAAAGGTCGGAATCTGTGAGGTTAAATCACTTCTTCCGAGGTAGTTTGCGACCGTTGTCTTTAGGTCGCTGTAGTTTGTTAGGCTCATCCTTAAAATCGCTCCAACTGTATGTGTACTGGCCTATGTGGCCAATCTCCTGGCTCAGATCGTGATCCACCCAGGTCTCGAATCCCGCATCGTGCGCCGCAATACAGAAATGCACATCTTCCCCGAGTGTCTTGCCTCCAGGAAGTTCGTAAAAGTAGAACCAAGGCTTCGGGGTCTCCTTAAAGACCTTCGCCTTTACCAACATCACACCGCAGCCAATCGCGGTAACTTGTTCTATACCAGTCTTGCCTTTAGAGTTTATAGAGTACCAATGGTTCTCTCTCTTCTCTACATCAACTTTTAAGTTCTTGGCAGTCGGGCCTACGGGCATTGTCCGCGTAGTAGCGTTTACCCCAACAATGTCTTTATCGTGGGCTAGCAGTCGCTCAATCGTATTCTTGGGAAACCGCATATCTGCGTCTATCCACAGAATGTAATCACATTCCTGGTCTAAAGCAGCTTGTGCAAGTTTGTTACGCTGGTCGAATATCAGCGTACCCGCAACTGTGTAGATCGCTTGCTCGCCATCCTTGCGCCATCTGGAGTCATATCCGCAGAGTGTTGCAAGGTCAAACGCCGTTCCAATCATCATATCCCCACGGCTAGGGATGCAGATGCCTATTCTCAATCAAATCCTCCCAGGTCTAGAACGAAAATGTCGGTTATCTGGATCGTTTAGCCATGCCTTGAACTTCTTCTGGTCTACAACCGCATAGCCGCGCATGATGCCTTGCCTGTTCAGTTCAATGATGACCGAATCAGGTATCCAACCGATATGTTCTAGTTCACCCCACTTGGCTCGTTCGTCCGTAGCCGCATAACGCGACTTGTTGGACTCGACCACAGCGGTAATGTCCTGGGAATTCTCTATGATGACTTGGCCGTTGTCACCCTCGTAAAACGTGGTTTTAACCCCAGCCCAGTTTGTATCCTCGCCTAGTTTTCTCATTCGCTACCCAAAAAAATAGGGGGCAGTTGCCCACCCCCTATTCTACGCTTCTAAACTAAACAGTCAACTACAGGCTGAAGTTCAGATCGAAGATACCGCCATGAGCAGCCTCGTTGCGAACTTCGAGGGTCAACTCAGCGATGATCTGGGTCTTTTCAGCGTCACCAACCCGAGCCAGTTCGTTCGTGGAGAACGGACGGAGGAAGGCCATAGCAGCGTACTCAGGATCAAGTACGAGCGCATCGCGGGTACGCATAAAGCGATCCGGAACCACCTGGAGAACGCCGAAATCACTCTGGTAGAGGTCAGCACCAGCGAGGATTGTGACCTTGCCGGTTCCTTGGGTGTTGATGCGATGCTGGCTAATGCCCGTGAACTCGGAAACCTTCTGCTTACCAGCAGGAGGAACCACGAGCAGGGTGGGCGTACCGCCAGACGTAAAGACCTTCTGAACCACATCCTTCAGCAGCGTCTCGGTGAAGGTGCGGGTAGTACCGTCACCACGGGTTGATACACCGATCGTCGTGGGATCAGTACCAGTCGTAGCGGAGTCACGCTTGTTGGTGTTGGTCTTGATCCAGGACAGCAGGGAAGCCATCTTACGAGCAGCCGAACCAGATCCAGCATCACGGCCTTGGTTGGCAGTAATGGTGGCCTCGATGTCGCGCTTGATCTCGGCAGAAGCCTTGGCAAGCTGATAAGCCTTCTCAGACTTACGGCCAGCCTTGTCTACAGCCTCAAGCGTACCGGAGATCATCACAGTCTTCTGGACGATCTGGGTGTAGTTGCCAAGACGGACGGTGGGCGAAAGGTCAGCTTCCGTAGCGGTTGCGCCTTCGACCGCAGCGTTGCCAGTCGTAGCAGCGGCTAGGGAGTCAGTCTGCCACTCGTGATAAACGGCAGTCGCTTTGCCCTTGCCAATCGAGGACATGATCGGCGTGTCGGTGGGGGAAATGTCATAGATGACATCGGTGAGATCTTCACGCAAGCCTGCTGCGTCATATGTTTTGTACTGAGCCATGATTTAATTCCTTTACAGTAATCGTTCAAAAATGCGAGCAGCGTCATTCTTTTTACCAGAACGCCGCAATTGCTCACGGAGTTTTTTCGCTTCGGAACTCTCTCTCGCCTCTGGCGTAGATGTCCCTGGGCGCATCATTCGGGGAGCCTGTGCGACCTTCTTGACCGCATCAGCTTTACCCTGGGTTAGTTTGTCAAACTGCATAGCTTTGTATAAAGCAGTCACCGCGCGAGAATCATAGACTTGGGCCAACTCTTCATCTGAGAACCCAATTTTCTTGGCATAGTTCCGTATGTCAGTCTTAATCGCCTGACCTTTTGCTGGATCAGCCATCTCTGGAATTGCCTCTTGCAACTTTAGGGCTTCTGCTTGCAGGTGGGCCTGTAGCCTCTGCGATTGCTCTGCCTGTTGTTGTTGGGCAATCCGTTGCTGCTCCGCACGAACCGCTGCCAATTGCTTCTCTCGCTCTGTCTGCTCAGCAACCTTTACGGCATAGCCGATAGGGTCACTTTCTTTCAAAGCCGCCAAATCCTCTGCCCTCTCTGATCCCTGTGAGAGCATCTGCTCAATCACAGAAAGCCGTTGGGCATAGGTATCTCGGAGTCGCGCCGCCTCGTCAATCTTTTGCCGTTCTGCCTCTACTGCCTTACGCGCCTCGGCAACTTCCTGAGTCTTGCGGGTATAGTCACTCGTCCTGGAATAACCCTTTAGCAACTCATCTAGCGGAACTTCCATCTCTTCCTTGCCTACTTTTACTTTG